TCCCATTCGCCTTGTCAATTCTTGGCTAGTTGGAGTCATGTTATTTGTTATTAATTTGTCTTTTCTTGGTTGTCCAATATGTATAGTAGAAAGTATAGCACGGATATCTCTTACTTGAGATTCTGAATAATACGATCTAATTCTAAACCCACGTTCCCCATTAAGCTTTGCTCCTATTGGTGGAGGTATCATTCCTGACTTCATTAACTTAGGCATGTATTTTCTATGTCTATTGACAAGTACTGCAGTTTCTGCTACAGTATATGCTCTTTCTCTATTCCGACGAAAATCAGAACGCAAACATGTTTCAAATCTATCTTGAGTTATATTATAAAAAGAAACCATTCCAGTAGATCTTGAGCTATGATGAAATCTAACTAAATCATTATTAAGAAACCAAATTTTTTGATTTCCTTTAATTATAGCTTCGTTATTGTATTCTTCGCTCTGTATTTTTCCTTTAGCAGTAGCCATCTGCCCTCCCTACTGTCTTGCGGTGGATGATAAAATTTTCTATCCCCACAGCCAATACAATATGTCTCAATATGGTTTTCAGATGTGTGTTGCCTATCAATGAATATTTTTCCATTGCATCTTTTACAAACATTCATTTAGTTTGGTATGCCGATAATTATTAAATGAACTGCTAAAGAAAGATCTCCAGATGCTCCGTATCTTACTATTCCTTCAACCTTACTTGTTGTTACAGCCTTTAAAATTACTGTTACGTTTTGTCCCGCTGGTGTTCCACCAATGTTGTATGGAGTTGCTGAAACAATTGGTGAATATTTAAAATCATCAAATGTAAATGAAAAAGAAACTTCTGATGCTGCAGTAACTGTAGTATTATTTGCTACTTGAACATATCCACCAACAATTTTAGTTTCTGAGGTTTTTACACTTTGTTGTCCAGAAACCCCATTATTAATAGTAGAGTAGTTGTATGTAGCAGAAGAAATTTGCGTTGACAAATCATTAACCGTTTCTGCTAGTTGATAGATGTATGTTACATCTAGTGGTTGCCCTCTTTCGGGTAGTGGTATTTTTGCCATTATCTTCCTCCTATAACATTATATCGTATGTGGACCATCTGTGTATACCTTTAAAAAATCTGAATCTCTGCTAATTGGATTACCTCGTAAATATATTTCAGTAGTAAGTCTGTTTGGTTGTGATGCTTGTACTATTCCATTAATTGTGTACGTACTAGGAACTGGAAAAGAAATACTGTTTCCTTGTATTCTTTGTAGATATATCCAATCTCCTCCATCGTTTCTATCATATTTTACCCAAACATCATATTCACTAGCTTGTCTTATTTCGTTACCGCTTTTAAGAATACTCACTGCATCCCATGCCTGTTGAGCAATTGATCCATTTTTATTAAAACTTATATTATTAGACACAAAGGTATAATTTGGCTGTATTAAAAATGTTGGGGACCAATGAGAAGTTCTATTTTTGTCTTCAGATACTATTCTGTATCTTACGTTATATCCTTCTATTGAAGAATCAATTGACGGAAGATCGGCATTTAATATTGTTGCTTTTTTAATTCCTATGTCTGCCATTACGAAACACCTATTGAAAATCTAAACTCAACATAATTTGCAGTATTAGGAGATTTTACAATTGTAGTCTCATCATTATTTTTAATTACTGAGTATCCAGTTAAACCATAGAGTGCATTTACAGTAGAAACATTTTCTATTCTCATTGCATCTAAAGCAACATAATAGTTTCCTGATACTGCGTTACTGACTATGGCGCTTGCATAAACCTTAATAACAGATACTGCATTCCAATTAAAACCAGCTGTTGTGTATAGCTCTTGTAGTTTTTTAGTAACTACATGATATCTATTGTTGTCAAAATCATATTGTCCTGTACCAACTCCTTTGACCATATCTACCTCAAACCTTGCGCTCTCTCCAGAGCCTGATGTATCTGATGATGAAAACTCAACCAAAACTCTAACTTTATCGGGAGATGAGCCAGTTGTTCCATTTTTGTTTACTACAGACAAAGCAAGTTTAAGTTCATCTGTTGGTGAATTTTTTGTAAAATCTACCTGTGTTCCAGTTAAATGAATATGGTTTGATCCACTTTCAATATAAAAATGTGTTACAGTTGTTGATCCTCCAGATACGTAAGTTCCAACTTGACTACTTAAAAGTGTAAACTTTGTTGTGGTTGGTATAGTAGATACAACTCCAGTTATGTTGTAGTTATTTGGATTAATTCCTGTTACTGTTACGCTATCTCCTATTGTTAAATTGTGTGCTTTTGATGTTGTGTACTCAATTCTTGTACCGTTCCCAGATGCAGCAGTTATTGAAACATCTTTTGTTAGGTTTGCATCATTTCCACGTATCATAATCATGTTATTTAAAAATCTTGATCTTTCGTATATGTTTGCTCTAGATTGTTTATAAAAAATACTGTTATCTGAGTTTGTCTGAAATACTGCATTTGAAGTTGCAATAACATTATCATTAAGTGGAGAGTCTAAAGCTTCAACAATTGGTAATCCTATTGATGTAGTCGTAGTTGATGTATGGTGTTGCCAATTTTCTGTTTCACTAAAAGCTAAAATTGTTTTACTGTCATACGATCCTGCTGCAGAATTAATTCCAGCAGAATATATTCCAATTTCAGATATTTCATATCTTTCTTCTGTAGGCAATTCTGCGGTTAAAACAAGCTTTGATGTTCCGTTTTCATTAACAAACCCCCTAGAAGAAATAGGAACCCTAAACATTTCAAAGTCAAGAGAAACTTTTTCAGAATAGTCATCATATTCGTCTACGTTTGAAAGTGGCTTTGGTCCACAGCCAACGGCAATATAAGACGCAAAAGCGGGTGCCTGACCTAAAAGGTACTTAGCAATAATGTTTTTTCCAGTATTAGTTATCAAGAGGCTGATTCTCCAAATTCCGCTTCATATATTGTACCACTTACAATGATTTGAATTTCTATTTGATCGTCAATATTTAAGTTAATTGCTTCAACCACAATATTCCCAAGTGAGTCCATATATACGGGATTATTGTCTGATGAGTTTGTTAGTCTTGGAATCTTGTCTTCTAGTTTTATGGCAAACCCAGAAAAGTATAAGTTTGATGTTTTTTGAAGGCCAACTATATTGTTTGGATTGTATTGTTGATTAATTAAAGAAAGATTTTTGATAGGCTGATAAGATATATTTTGACCATTAATAGTATCAAATCTTGCTATATTGATTAGTTCGTGACTACCTATATCTTCAAATATTAAATCTGTCATTACTTCAATTGGAACAGATGCATCGTCAAAAAGAATAATGTCTGGCGTTGCTACTTTAATTTTTTGACTTGGAGTTATTGGCGGTGTATAGCTTGGTACATTTGGTGTTGCTGAAACTTGTTCTGACATTTTACACCTCACTCAAGTATATCGTCATTGATGGACCATTTGAATTTCTTTGATAGTCTATATTATATACAACAAATCTAGTTAAAGATGATGTAACTATATCTATGTCGTTATTGTCTTTGTAGTCAACAGTAACAATGTCTCCAAGTTGAATAGTAGGAATAGCAAAAATATTTAAACCAATATATTTTTTAGGCTTTAATGATTTATTAATTATCCACCCAATTAGTTCTTGAGCATCGTCTTGTGTTTGAATATATGCAGCATCAAGACTAAATTCATTTTTTCCATAAGTTAACCTGCTTAGCTTAATGTCGTTATATTTTTCTTGCTCTACTAATGGAGAATACAAAATTGTGTCTCCTTTAAATTCTGGATCAGATAAGTTTCCTCTTTTTTGAAAATACTCATCAACAGTTAATGTGTGTGTTGTGTCTTGTGTAAATGTAACACCTTGAATTCTTAAATAGTTTCCAGTTGTCTCGTCTAAGACTAATGCCTTATCTGTAGCATTAAATATTAAAAATTCTGCACCATAAGAGTCTGCCTGAAAACCTGACACAGTGTATCCCTTAATTCTGTTAAATGTTGGTGATAGTTTAGCATAAAGTGCTGGGTAGGCACGATCATACTTTACATCAAAATATGCACACTCTCGTAATATTGTGCCAAATTCTTCAAAGTACATGTTGTATTTTGGAGGCTGTTGTGAACTTATTCCAGAAAGATAACTTGATTGAACAATTCCACTCATAGCATATTTTCTAAATGACTCATTTGCGCTAATTTGATTTTGTCCAAATATCTGTGATGATTTATCGGAAACAATAGAGACTGTATTCTGTGAGTAGTTTTGAGACATTGCATAAATATTTTCAAACATACATCTTGAGGATCCTCTTACGAATAAAGCCATATTGTTGTATATTGGAAGAGGATCTGTATCATCAACAACCTTTATTAATTGATTGTTTATGTATAGATAGAATCTTCTTATTGATCCAACTTCTTCATACTCTACTGATAAATCATATACCGTTGAATTTTCTTCGCCATTCATTCTGTATTGTCCAGTAAAGCGACCATCATCAACAATAATGTTAGTTAGTCCTCCCCACAGTTTAACTGGTATTGCCTCTGATGTTAATGAATCTTTTTTAATTTTATAAAAAAGAACATTACTAATAGATATATCAGTTTCTCCATTTTTTAGATTTAAATAAGATTCAATGTTGCTTTCCGTAAGTGCAGCAATTTCAAAATAATACCCATTGTTTGTTTCTGGATTCAACATTACTGCAATGCCTCCAGAACCTCCTCCAATTGCAACATCCTGACTTGGATTTGCGGTATTTACTTGGTAGTATGAGGTACTGCCTGTAGGAGTTTGAGCTCTCTTTTCACTGTTTTCAATTTTACCAACAATACGAACACGTGTTCCAAAATGTTTATAAGCGTTATCAAGATTTTTATAAACATAAGAAACAAAGTCTAGAGGTTTTTCTGTTGATGTAAATGATGGACCATTAATCACAAGAGCAGAAGATTGCACTGTTCCCGTCTGTGTTGATTTAAATAAATTAATCTCTGTTTCTGTTTTATTTGAAACAGCCATAAAGTTTTTAATTACTCCATTGCGAGTTGTTTGTTTTGCTTTTGTGTTATCAATACCAGCTTGACCTAAAGTTGTTGCTGGCAAACTTATTTCTTTTTCAGTTGTAAACAAATAATCTGATCTCATTGTGCAACCACGAACATAGTTATTGTCTGACCAATAACTTCCAATTCCTGATTCATGTGTTGTAATTTTTGTTCCAAATTGTGCTCTTCCGTGAGATTGAACTGGACCATTTTTTAGCCTTGTTATTCCATCTACTGTTTCATAATATGGCTCTGCATAAATTCTTACAAGACCTGTTGGATAAATTTTTCCATTAAATGGCAATGAAGAAAAATATCTTTGATACTCTTGGTTGTCGCTAATCCAAACATTTCCAGTACCAGTAACGTTAAACTCTACTGCATCATATTTAATTATTTCGCCATTAGAATAAAAGTATCCTTGATTTCTTGTAATCCAATAAACATTTTCACCAACATCAATTATATTATTTGTCAATATATTGCTTACAACCAAAGGCTCAGAAGAAGCTATATCTGAATTAATTGGAACCGCACCAAGTACATAGTTTCCTTGTTTTGATGCAACCTCATTTATTGTTTTTGTGTTTTCAGTTCCTGCAACTTCCCATAGAAGTACTGGCTTATATATCCATGTTTTTTCTTGATCAATTAAACTTGACTGTCTTATTGAGCCGTAAGATCTTTGTATATACCTTGTTGTATAATTTATTTTTCCATCGTTATAAACTTTTTTATCTTTTGATGAAATATCAATAATGTTAGGAAGGTTTCCAGATGTCTGATTTTCAATAATTCCAGATTGGCTCTGATTATTATTACCAGAAAGCACAAAGTTTGTTTCTCTTGCATTTTCTGTTGGCATTAAATAGTCTTTGCTCATTACAATAAAGTTATTGTATTCATCAAAGAACATTGATGTTTGGGTTGAAGCTGCTAATTGATTTAAAACCTCAGCAACATTTTGATCTGGTCCAACAAAGAAATATGGAATTATTGGATCTTTTTCGTTAGTTATTCTTTTAAAAGAATAGTTGCTAAAGCCAACATAGTCAAGAAGAACTGTTATTGCATAACTAAGGGATGCATCCGTTAATAGTAATCTTGGGGCTGGCATAGACTCAAGATAAAAATAAAAATCACGCAAATCAATATTAACTATTGCTCCAGTGCTTTGCGGAATTCCTTCTGTGTACAGCGTTTTCATAGGAACATAATAGTCAAATCCATCTACATTAACAATGCTCTCAAGAAAACTAAACTTTATATTTTTATTAATATATTTTGAAACTATGCTTAATGTATTTAAGTCATTGAATGATTGATCTTCGTCAAACAATGAAACAGATCCAGTTGAAGCAAGTAGTTGTCCAACTGGTAAACCAGTTGAAGAGATATCTGATAACATTTTTGTTATTTTATATTCACTAACTTTGTCTGAAATATTTGCAACAAGTCTTGGTGACATTTCAATAAGATCAAAAGTAGAATCAAACTTATTCATTGTTTCAACAACAATTCTAATTCCTTCAATGTATGCAAATTCTCTGTAGAATGGCAAAGCATTTCCACCTACCATGTATTGTTGTGGGGAAGTAAAATCTGTAACAAAATTTGTATTTGTTTCTATTTCTTCTTTTCCAAGAATCCATCCATAATTTGGAACAAATGTTTCATACTCTGAACCGTCCCAAATATGCAGAGTTCCAATTTCATCTTCATTTTCAATTACTAAGTAGCAGAATCCAGTTATTGATATTTCTGGAAGTAAAATTGTTGATGATAAT